TCAGCTCCGCAGCGCGCCCCAGGCGACGCGGCCCGCCTTGATCGTGCAGACCGGCTTGCCGCGCAGCGTCCGGCCCTCGAAGGGGGTGTTGCGGCCGAGCGAGACGAAGTCGGCCCCGCGGCAGACCCATTCGTATTCGGGGTCCAGCAGCAGGAGGTCGGCGTCGTCGCCGACGCGGACATGGCCGCCGGGGATGCCGAGCACGGCCGCCGGCGCCGAGGTCATGCAGGCCAGCACCTCGCCCAGCGGCATCTGACCGCTGTGGCAGAGCTCGGTGAGGGCGACGGCCAGCGCCGTCTCCAGCGAAGAGGCGCCCGGCGCGGCGGTGGAGAGCGAGCGGCGCTTGAGCGCCATCGGCACCGGCGTGTGCCCGCTGGCAATGCAGTCGATCACGCCGTCGCGCAGGCCCTCGCGCAGCGCCCAGACATCCTCGGGGTTGCCGAGGGGCGGGTCGAACTTGGCCAGGGTGTTGTAGCCCTGGAGGGCGGCGCTCGACAGCGCCAGATAGTGCGGCTCGGTCGAGGCCGTCACCTTGACGCCGACGCGCTTGGCGGCGCGGATCAGCTCGACCGAGATGGCGGTCGAGACGTGGCCGATGTGGATGCGGGCGCCCGCCTCGCGGGCCAGCACCAGGTCGCGCGCCACGGCGATCGCCTCGGCGCTGGCGGGGATGATCGGCATTTCCAGCAGGCCGGCCATCGTGCCCTCGCGGATGACACCCTCGGCATAGAGCCGGCGGTCGCGGCAGCGGGAGAGGACCGGGATGTTGTATTTTTTGGCGCGGTAGAGGGCGTTGCGCATCCGCAGGGGGTTGTCGATGCACTCGTCCTCATAGACGGCCTTCGCCCCCGCAAGCTGCAGCTCGCCGTAGGGCAGCAGGTCCTTGCCGTTGACGGCGCAGACCGAGGGATAAAGGTCGCAGGCCGCATACTGCGCCCGCTCGAGCAGATGCTCGAGATGGTCGGCGGTCTTGGCGCCGGTGTGGATGCAGAGCGCGGTATAGCCGCCGGCCACGCCGGCCTTGGCGGCGGAGAGAAGGTCCTCGAAGCCCTCGGCCGCCGGCTCGTTGGCCTTGGCGAACAGGTCGATGAGTCCGGCCGTCAGCGTCAGCCCGGAGGCGTCGGCCGTGCGGTCGGGCGCGGCGGCGGAGAGGTCCTTGCCGATGGCGGCAATCTTCCCGTTTTCGATCAGCAGATCGAGCATATCGTCGAGACCGTCGGCGGTGCTCACCAGACGCGCGCCGTGGATCAGCAGCTTCATAACAACACCTCTTTAATAATGTATATTGACAGAAACGGTTTGCATATTTAGAATATTATAGCATACCGTTCTCCGGCACGCAACGGAAAGAAAACCCGCAAAAAAACTTTGTCGGATCGCCGCGCAGGGGGTTGACAACGGCGGGGTTCATGCCTTATAATAAGCAAGCGTCAAAGCGATGGACGATTAGCTCACTTGGCTAGAGCGCCTGTTTGACGTACAGGAGGTAACAGGTTCGATTCCTGTATCGTCCACCATTTATGCAAAAAGCCCGCTGGATATTCTCCGGCGGGCTTTTCGCGTCTTTACATTGAAATTACTGGGGATTCAGGATGTTTTGATTCGGCACTTGTAATCATTACAGCGCAAATATATGCGCAGAGTGTATGCCTTTTCAAGAAAATACAACTCGAAATACAACTCCTGATCCCGCGGCCACATCAGCGTCTTCCGCCTTTGCGCTTGCCTCCGCACTTTTTCAGCTTCATGTTCTCACGTCCTTTTACTTAAAAGATAATACCGAGGGCTCCGGCCCTCGCAGTCATCGTGCAGGACCTTCGGAGAAGCCAGGAGCAGCCCGCGGCCGAGGTCGGTCACGGCGCTGCGGAGCGGACGTCTGACGGGATCGTATTTCCCCGCATACCACCCCGGGTCCGCAATGAGTACGGCTTCCGGGAGCGCACGCAAAACGCAGATGAAATGGCCGCCGGTGGAAAACATCCCGTTCCCGGCGCAATGGGCGATGGCCGGTCCAGAATGGGAAAGCAGCTCGGAGAGCGCGGAGGTCTCACGCCATGATACTCCCCAGCGATCACGCATGATCGCGCAAAGCATGTGCATTGATGTGCCTCCGGCGACGCGCGCCCCGCCCAGGATGGACATGCTTGCCGTGTTTTTGGCGTTCGCCCGGTCGATTCCGAGCGCCTGGAGCGCCGTCGCCATCGCGGTCGGACCGCATCCGCTGCCGGAGACGGTAGCGTTTTCATATCCTTCTGCCGGGTATGGCATGGCGTAGTCCCTCTGCAAAAAGACTACGCCCGCGTAAAATTTCCGAGATCTGCGAGCCGGACATACGCTTCGCGCGTGCCGCCGGTGATCGGATATTTCACCTTAACGAGCTCCTGGGAAAACTCGCAGGAATCGCCCGCGCCGATATAGCGGTTGGCCTCGGGGGTGCCCTGCGCGGTATAAGTCTGGGTGCGTTTCGCAGCCTTGAGAAGCATTTCGGGTTCCTCCTTTTTGTCGTATTTGAGCCAGATGCACAGCCAGCAGGGCACGGGGCGCTCGCTCTGGAAGCGCTGCACCGGCGTCCGGCCCTGGGAGCTGCCCCCGCCGTCAAGGTTGATGGCATGGGTACAGCCCATCGCCAGCAGCGTCTTGCACAGCGTTTCCGTAGAACAGGCGGCAGGGTCTCCGTCGCTGACGCAGATCAGCGCCAGAGAACTCTTGGTGACGCCGAGCGCGGTGCGTCCGCGCCTGGCCTTGTCACGCAGCCCGTCTGCGGTTTTTCCGTCCTTGACCGCATAGGAATAGGGGCCGACGTATTCGCTGCCGGAGCCCCACGTCACATGAGGTACGGTGGTGAGGTCCAGGCCGTAGGCGTCAATGCTGCGACCGTAATGCCGGCCGGCGGAATTGACGCGGCCGAGGATTTCCCCGCTGCTCATGTCGAAAATTGCCGTGTTGATGATGTAATCGGCGTCAGGATATAGCGCCTCCACCTGTTTCAGCGTGCGCCGGGGACCGACGACGTTCTTGCAGCGCGCGATCCGCTCGAAGGGGATCAGCTCACGCACGTTCATTCCGTCAGCTCCTTTTTGGCCTCCTCCGCCTTGTCCAGCGCAGCCTTGACCGCGGCGGAATCAACTTTCCCCTCGGTGATGATATAGGTGATGACGCTTGCCAGCGCCGTGACGGCTCCGGCGACCGAGGTGACGATGCTCTCGTCGAGACCAAACACCATCGCCAGACCGGTGACGACCCCGACAATGGCAGCCCAGAGCTTACGGCTCCCGAGTTTCTGTTTCAGAGTTTTCATCACAATGCCCTCCCTTCGGATATTTGTGCAGATTTTCCGCGAGTGATTTGACGCAGTAGGCCAGCACCGTGCCGACGATGCACTCCACGGCTCGTTCAGACAACTCCGCGGCGATCTGCTCGCGTCCCAAAAACGCCAGCACATAGCTGCTGGATGTCCAGACCAGCCCGAAGATCAGCACCGTCCACACGATCTTTTTGGTGGTGGAACGGTTCAATGATCGGTCCTCTCACGGATGCCTTCAAGCGTGTCAATACGCTTGTGCGCCTGCTTTGAGCTGCTCTCGACCGCGGACAGGCGGGAGTAAAACTCCGTGTTGATCTTGCGCTGCTCGCGCTGCTCGGCTTTGATGTCCTCAACGCCGGACTTGATGTAGCCGAGCTCGGAAAGTATAACGCCGGCCGAGCGGCCTTCCTCTGCATTGTCCTTTTTCTGGTTCCGGGAAAATCCCAGATACGACAGCAGCACCGCGAGCATGGTGCAAACAATCGTAATTCCCGCATGATAGTCCATTGCGCTCACCCCGCTTCTGATGTATGATTCAAGCATAACAGGGCAGAGATGGTTTCTCGCCCAAAATGGAGGGAACGCATGGAAAAGTTTCTTTTCCTGGCCCTTGCGTTTGGTATCGTTGTCCTCGGGCTGCTTCTTTTTTTCAAGGAGTGCCGGGATGCGGAAATTCCGTGGAAAACGATCATCCCATTCACGATCATCGTGGGAGCGCTGCTGATCTTGGCGCTGGTTATCGCGTCAAAATGAAAGGACCCGGCGGGTTTCGCCGGGCCCTTTCCGTTTTCAGTTTGCCCAGGGGTTGTTCTTGTCGCTCTCATAGCGGCTGTGGAACAGCGTGTAGGCGTCGTCATAGCTGAGGCCGTCCGAGACCATCAGACGCAGAATTCCGATGACCTCGTTCTGCTTCAGGCTGCCGTCGTCGTTGGCAAGATCGATTTCCGCCTTGAACTGCACGACGTCTTTGGCGTCCACTCCGCTGTAATCGGATGCGTAGTCGGTCTTTCTGACGCCCAGTTTTCCAAGCATGGCGTTCGCGGATTCCTCTTTGGCGACATCCTTTGCCGCCGTGATGATCGCCGCCTTTTTCCTGATGTCCATTCCGGAGATGATGTTCTGCTCGATATACTGCCAGTAGCCGTTCAGGTAGCCGGTCTGATAATCGACATACTGAGCGTCCGTCAGCGTGTGCGTTACTCCGTCCCCGTCCTTGATATAGGTGTTCATCACGGAGGGCATATAGGCGGTTTCTCCGGTGTCGCGCACAACGTCGTAGACTTCATTCTGGACCTTGGTCGTGCTGCCGCTCTCAGAAGCCTTGCGGTATTCAGAGATCATATCCAAAACGACCTGGCGGGTATGACGGCGTTCGTTCGTGTCTGTTTGTCCCTTGTTGAGGGAGTTGAAATTGCCATAGAACGAGGTCATGTTCGCGTCGAGCTTTGCTGTGATCGCCTTGTCCATGTCCGTATCGTTGCTCTTTTTCGCCATTGCGGAGCGATCCGAATGGTCGTAAAGCCAGTTGACGATGTCCTGAGAATAGGCGTTGTCGCGGACGTAGGTTGACTTCACTCCGAGAGTGTAATCCGGGGCTTCTCCCACGGGGAACAGAGCGCGCGGGACCTTCCAAATGTAGCCGAGCACCTGGTTTGCGAAGTAATCGACCATCACCGGGCTCAGATTAAAGCCCTGGCCGATTAAGTACGCCATTTTGCTGGTGCTGCTGTTGAAGCGGTCGCGCGGTTCGAGGTAGCGCATGGCGGCACTCTCGATAGGCTTTCCGAGGAAGTCGCGGTTCGCCATCATGTAGGCGCCAATTCCGATCAGGCCGGCGCTGCCGATCATTCCGAAGAACGTGTCCTTTGTTCCCTGCGACAGCCCGCTTTTGGCAATATTGCTCGGGAGCTGCGCCAGGTCGGAAGCGACACTGGGAAGGAAGTTTTCGGTTGCGTAATCGTAAAACTCGTCAAAGGCGTGCTCATTCCCGCCGACAAACTGCTCCATGCAGGTTTCAAGGAAGGAAGTCAGCACGGCCAGCTCGCGCGGCTTCGGGATCGTGAAATATTTCCCGTCCCCGAGCGGAATGCACCAGTAGCTGTTTTTGGTATAAGAAGAAAGCTGCTGATATTCCTTTTCCCGTTCAGGGTCTCTGCCGTTGATCGCGTACATGATGGCCGCGAGAATCGCGCTGGCCGTAAAGAACGCGACAAAACGGTTTCTCGCTGTTTTTCCGCGCTCTCCGGGCCTTGCATCCTCGGCGGAGAAGAACCGGGCGAACTTGTCCACGCCCTGCATACTGGCGTTAAAGAAAGGAACGACCTTGTTGACGTCTCTGGACATGAATCCGGACCGGCGGAAGTTGGTGGTGACGTCCATCGCCTCATAAAACGCTTCCTGGGCGGTGAGACCGGCCGAACGCATGAGCTTGTAGGTCGCGAAGCGGGGCCCCATTTCGATGGTGTCGCTGATGAACATAACCCAGTTGAACGGATTTACTGTGTCAAGCACCGTCTGCGCTTTGGTCATGGTCAGCTTTTTTCTTGCCTTGCGCGCCAGGTCCGCGTCCGCAGAATAGGCAGACGTATGGCCGCCGCCCATTGCCAGGTATTCGTGGTAGAGCGGATCGACGCCCTTTCCCTGCCGGAAGCGCTCGTTGAAGGAATTGAGATAGGTGCTGCCGATGGCCGCGAGCGTCTTGAAAGGTCTGCGGTCCTTGGTATATACCGCAAAGGTGCCAAGGTCGCGCGGCGCATTGGAAAAGATGCTCCATACCGGGTTGTTGCCTGTGATGTTGGCCGTGAGGAAGCGTGTGGTTTTTGCATAACCCTCGAGAAGGCCGTGCAGCTTCGGAGGAGACATGGATGTGATGCTCTCCAGGAGGCGTCGGTCATTGATCTTCCAGAACTCCGGAGTGCCGTTTACCATGACCGTGACGACGTCTCCGTGCGCTTTCCCGCGTCCAAACTGCGTCATCACGTCGGAGATTCCGGAAATGATCTTGTCAACTGCGATCTTGTCGGCCTCCCCGAGATCGCTTTCCCGGACCGAACGTCCGAGAGAAGTTTTGACGCCGCTCAGGTCAAAGCTCTTGGGGACCAGCAGCTCGGGAACCTTTTCCATAAGGGATGCGTCCGCACCGTTTGAGAGCGCCGCTTCCCGCAGCGCAAACATGACGTTGTTGCGGGATCCGGCGTTGACAAGCAGGACGATGTTGTCGATGATGTTGTCCACCGGATGCACAAAGTCCAGGCCGCTTCCCTTGGCGCGGCGGTAGGGGCTTTTCTGATTCGCATATCCGCGCTTGGCCCCCGGCCTTCCCTCCTTGCTGAGGGAACGGTTGAAGGGCACGTAATTCGGCCAGCGCTGTTTCCACTCCTTGAGCTGATCCGCAGGGATGAGCTGCGTTCCGACGCCCCATGTCTCATTGAGATCGGAAATGAACTGGTAGAGACGTTCAGACGCTTCTCTGAACTGAGGGTACTCCTGTTCAAGCTCCATCTGGCGGCGCTCCATCCATGCGGAGGTGTTTTTGCGATCATCCGCAAAGACGCGCTTTCCCTCATTCAGGTATTCCGGTCCGTGCCGCACGATCAGATATTCGCCAAAGAGCTTGTACTCTGTTTTATCCCGCGTGTTGATCCCGTGCAGGGCAGCCCTGAGGCCGGGTCCGACGTACTGGCCGTCAGGACCGGAAAGATCGCCGATGATGATGCGTCCTGCGATGGCGTCGCTGTATGCGCTGTTGGTGGCGAGCTTGTAGACGCTGCTGCCGGTCGCATCATCAAAGAGCTTGATCCCGTGGTTGGCGTCCACCCAGGCCTGGTAGAAATCGTCTCCCATGTCGGAGATACGCTCTCCCATCGTGCGCAGGTCCGGACCGCCTTCCTCCCGGAGGCGGATGCTGGAGACGGCGCTGTCGGCGTCCAGAGCATAATAGGCATTGACATCGTCGGCGAGCTGCTCGACCATTGCCAGCGTTTTGCCATCCAGGCTTTCAAGAAAATGTTTGGTGAAATGCGGATAGTTTGCGTTCGCCGCATCGCGGTTCTGAAGGAACTGGCGCAGAAACTCGGCAAGGCCTTCTCCGGGACGCTCTTTTGCGGAATAGCCGGAGGCGAGATCACCGAGCGCAAGCGAGAGCTCGTTGTCCATGTCCTTGGTGATGCCGGCGGAGAGGATGGAGAAGCGGTCGTCCAGCGCGTGTCCAAGCTCATGGCAGACCGTGGGAAGATCGTTGGAGACCTTCGTGCGGATGCCTTTGTCCCGCGTGTTGAACTGTCCGCGCAGACCTTTTCCGCGCACGTGGCCGCGCGTCACATGGAAGCCGAAGTCTTTGGAAATGCGGGCGATGATCTCGGAGACGGGCATCGGAACGGTGTCCGCGCTGCCGACGCGCTTTGCCGTCCAGCGCTCCGGATGCGCCTGGACGTCAGGGGACTTGTCCGCCTTGACATTTCCCTCAGAGAATGATAACATACGGATAGGACCGTATTTGGTTCCCCCGAACGGCGTAGAGCGCCCTAAGGCCTGGAACCATGTATCGGTCCTGTTTTTGTTGTCAAGAAACACGATCGAGTGCTCTTCGAGCAGTTTGTCGATGTTGTGATTCCGAATGCCAACGGACCTGATCTTGTTCACGACTTCAACGCTGTTTCCGCGTGCGGTCGATTTGATGCGCAGCGCCACGACAATGGGACGTCCCTCCGCGTCATACAGATCGCCGAACAGAAGTGCTGTTTGATCGTAGGATTCGGATATGACGACCGGGTTGTTGAGGACGAGAGGAATGTTCTTCAGGATAAGCATGGTCACTTCATCATGCTCAAGGGACAAGACCGCCTTGCTTTGGTCGAAATAGATGTTTGCGTCAGGAATCCCGACTTGCTGAAGAACAGGCGGCGTTTTCCCGAGACGGAAATATCCGCCGTGGTCTTTCCGGTCCCAGGCTTCCAGCGCCTTTACATAGCTGCGCTGATCTTCGGAGAACGTGTCCGCCGCGCGATCGGGTTCCACATCTCGCAGCTGCTCGCTCTCTTCTCCGCCGGCGTCCCGGACATCCACAACAGGGTTGTCCTTAATCAGCGCATCGAGAATGCGGGTCCCGCGCTCCCCGGAGGGGATGAAATAGCGATAGTCGTAATTGATCTTTTCCGTAATCATTCCGGTGTACTGACGCGCGATATACCAGACGTTGTTCCCGAGAAGCTCCATGCGCCATTCTCCGCTGACGCGCCGGCGCACAACGCGGAGGCGGTTGTCGCGCAGAACGGCGTCCTTTCCCTGGGAGAGAACGGAATCCATGATCTCCTGCGCGCTGTAATGATGCTGCGTGCGGTTCGCGCCGAGCTGGCGGAGCACGCCGTCGATCTGGTCGGGACGGATGACCCTGCCGAGAAACTGGCGCCCGTCCGAGCTCAGCACGCGCATAACGCGGGTGTTGTCCTGCGGAAGTCTGTCCCAGATGGGCAGCAGCGTGCCGGAGAGAAGATGAAGCGTGCTTTCGACGTACTCCGGGGCTTTTGCCGTCTCGAGCTTCCACGCCTCGCGCCATTCGCTCTTGTCGATGGGAGACGCCTTGGCTTGCAGCGTTTTTTCGACGAAAACACTGCTCTTGCCGCGGACAGGGCTGTCAAGGCGATACTGCGAAACGATCTCTCCCGTGCGGGGATCGGTCTTGTCGGCGATCTGATAGACTGCGCGGACGTCTCCGTCATCGAGCTTGTAGAGCCCGCGGAAATCCGCGTGGAGGTCGCGCAGCTTGTCGTAGGCGATCAGATCGGGCTTGCGATAGGTTTTCATCTGGACGTATTTGGTGTCCGCTCCGCTTTGGTCCTTGCGGACGACCTTTTCGTCGATGACTTCGATCTTGTCGGCCTTGAAGTTTTCAAGGCCCATGTCCACGGTGCCGTTGGCGATGGCCGCATCCATCATGCGGGAGAAGGTGTCGTAGAACTCGGAGGACACCTCATTCTGCTCATCGATCTCCAGGGAGAGAATGCGGTTGAGGAAGGTGCTGACCTTGCGAAGCGCCTCAGAGCCCTGGTTGAGCTTTCCCTCACGGTCATAGAGCTTGTCATAGAGGCCGAGCTTTTCAAGCAGCTTCACATCGGCGTTTTTGTAGTAGGTCTCCAGCGCGTCCTGGGCGATGGGGTTCTCAAGGTTGTCCTTCTCGCCGAAAACTCCGCTGCCGGCCTGCCGCTGTCCCTTCGTCAGAGCGCCGAGCTGGTCGAGACGGCGAGCTATTGTGGAGGTAAAGCGCTTCTGCCCCATGACGTTGGTAGTGATGAGCCGAACAACAGGCGCGCTCGCCTGGTTGCTGCGGTGCGTGCGGCCGAAGCCCTGCACCGCGTCGCTGGCGCTCCACCCGGCCTGAAGCAGATAGTGAACGCGCTGCTGCTGGTTCTTGGCGCGCAGGTCGGCGTGATAGCTGCGCCCTGTGCCTCCGGCCTGAGAAAAGACCAGAATGCGCTTTTTCCCGTTCTGGAACATGTCCGCATCGGCGATGCCGGAGAGCTTGGAGCGCTTTTCGATGACGCGCTTCATGTTTCCGTGCGCGTCCCGCTTCTGCACGACGCGGCGGGAACGTCCCGTCACCTCGGCCACCTGGTCGGCCCCAAAGGCATCGAAGAGCATTTCCAGTGGTCCGTCCGGGACTTTCATCTGGCCAAGCTCCTCAATGAGCGCGTCCCGCATCCGCACGGCGTTTTTGTCCTGCACTTCGTTTCCGTCTCCGTCAAGGACGGGGCGGGAGCGAATGTTGCCGTTTTCGTCTGCATACTCCTCATACAGCGTCGTCGGGAAAGACTTTTCAAGGAGCTGCTTGAGCGTTTCGGAAGGCGTAAGGTCGAGATCGTCGAGGTCGCCGCCCTCTTCCGCGTTCTTGGAGATGGCGCGGTTCGCCTGCGCCTCGTTCGTGCTGGTGAGCTGGAGCACGCAGCTTCTTCCGTTTGCCAGCTCCTTTTCCATGTCGGCGATGACCGACGGCATGGACATCGAGGTGAGGATCTGGTTGTAGAACCGCTGCTGCGCGCTGAACAGCGCGCTGTATGCCGCGCTACGCGCCATGCCGCTCTTGTTCCCGCCGGTGATTTCCAGGGCCCTGTTGACGTTCTGGAGGACCTTCTGCCACGCGCGGGACATGGTGTTGTAGATTTCGGTCTGCATCGGCGTCAGCGTATGTTCAAGCGTGTCGTACTTCACGTCGTCATAGCTGATGCTGCGCGCCATGTAGGAGCCCATTGCCTTCATGTCGCGGGCGACCAGTTCCATCGCGGCCAGACCGCCGCTGCCGATTTTGGAGACGAAGTCATTGAGATTCGCAAAGGCGGTGCCGCGGCCCCACAGTCCGAGCCGTTCGAGATACCCGTACTGGGTGATGTCCGTCGCCCCGGTCGCGCTGGCGTAAACGATGCGCGCATTGGGGAACGCCTTCTGGAGCGCGATCCCGGCCAGCGCCTTTTGAGAAGGCTTGGAGCGTCCGCGCCCTTTGTTGACGGAAATGCTGTTGTTCATTTCGTGCGCTTCGTCAAGCGCGATGACGCCGTCAAAGTCTTTTCCGAGCCATTCGGTCAGCATTTTCAGACGTTCATCCGCGCTGTGTCCGAGCGTGCTGTACGCGGTGAAGGCGATCCCGTTCCCCTGGGGCAGCCCGGTTTTGATGTACGCGGGCTTGCTGGCGTCAAATATATCATCCGGATTGCCGCCGAGGTCCTTCCAGTCGCGGCGCGCGTCGTTGATGAGCGGCGCGTTCTTGGAAACCCACAGGGCCTTTTTTCGTCCCTGGAGGAAGTTGTCCATGATGATTCCCGCGATCTGGCGGCCCTTGCCGACGCCGGTGCCGTCTCCGATGAAGAAGCCCTTGCGCGTCCCGTCCGGGAGCGTTTGCGCGTGCGCCTGTCCCGCATATATAATGTTCTCGAGCTGCGCGTCGGAGAGGATGCCGCGTTTGGCGATCGACTCGGGAAGGGACGGCGTATAGGTCGGGTCCGGCGGCGCCACGGCAGACATGGCCGCACTCTCGACGAGCTTGGCCGGATGCTTTTGCGCGCCCTTGATGTGGACCTTGCTGGGAGCATAGACGGCGTAGACGCTGTCCGGATTTTCTTCTACCCGAGCAGCTCCATCGTCAGCAGCGGATCGAGCGCGTCCATCGAGTGAGACGCGAGGGCCTGCATCGCTTCCGACCAGTCCGCTTCGGTCTGTGCCTTCTGCACGTTTCTGAGCAGGCGCTCGGTCTCCTTCGGGTCGGCCGACCACTCCGTGATACGGCTTTCTCCCGTTCCGGTCAGCAGCGACAGCGCCGCTCTGACTTCCGGTGTGTTCTGCCAATGCACCGGAAGAATCTCCAGAAGCGCGTCCCTCCGCTGCCGTCCTTCCGACGTCAGCGTTTCCTCGACCGGTTCCTGAAGCGACAGCATCACCGTTTCGTACAACTGCTTTTCGTTCATTTCTGATTCCCTCCAATGCAGCCGGAATATCTTCCAGATTCTTGAATGTGCCGGTGACCGTTTTGGTCATGCTCGGCCCGGTCTTGTCGATCACGACGAGCTGGATGTCGAAGGTCGTGCCGTACTTGCGGTAGTTTTCCCCGTCGATTCCGATGTTGGCGCGGACGCCGTACCGGGTGCGCAGCTCATCCCACCAGCTACGGAAGGACGGAGAATCATTGTTCATGCCGCTGCCGAGGATGGCGACGAGCCTGCCTCCGTCCTCCAGCCTGTCGAGCGCCTGCTCGATGTGCCGCTTGGCGTTGGCGGTCTTGTTTGAAGAAAGGCGTCCGGCGGTCGCGGAAAACGGGGGATTCATCACAACGACGGTCGGCTTCACGCGGTCGGGGAGAAGGTTGTCGATCTGCTCGGCGTTGAAGTTGAAGGTGCCGTCAAGGCCCAGCTCGCTGAGAAACGCCAGACGCCGTTTGGAAAGCTCGTTGGCGTAGACGCTCGCGCCCCACGCCTTTCCCCAGAGCGCCAGTCCGCCGATCCCGGCGCTCGGTTCGAGCACCGTGTCGGAAGGCGTGATGTTCGCGGCCCATGCCGCCAGGTAGGCGATGCTCGGCGGGGTGGAATACTGCTGAAAATCCTCCATTTCCTGCGTGCGCTTGGTCTGCGTCGGCAGTTTGGAGAGCAGCTCCTGCATCTCCGAAACGAACGCTTTGACCTTGCTCACCTGCGCGGTATTCGCCGCCTGCGCGGAAGGAAGATTCAGAAGATAGCGGTTGACCGCCAGCTCCATGCCGTCATAGGCGTCCTTGACGGTGTAGGCGCCCTCGGCCATCGTGCCGCCGAAGGCCTTGTCCGCCATCTCGAACAGCCGCGCGCTGTTGAACTCGATTCCTTTTTCCACGCTGCGGAGGATCGCGTCGGAAAGCGCGCGCTGCGGAGCGGAAGAAACCTTGCTCTCGGCGGGATGCGCGTTCTGCGCGGACTTTTCAGGCGCAGCAGGCTTTTCCTGATTCTGTTCCGCCTGTGCCGCGGGCTTCTGCGCGCTTTCTTGATTTTGCGCGGGAATCGGTCTTGTCACAGAAGCGGCGGGCGCCGCCTTCGCCCCTGCGTTTCTGTGTGCCAGCGGCTCGGACTTTTCGACGCTGAACGGAGTTTTGAACCGAACCGGGAACAGATAGCCGACTTCGTTTCCCCGGGCGTCCTCCGCCCGAAGCACGCCGCTCTTGCGGGATGCAAAGAAAGAGGAGCCATTCAGCGTCCGGAAATAGGAGGCGTTGTAAACGTACTGCTGCCCGTCGCTCTCGAAAAAGACGAACTTGTTCCCGTCTCTCTCCGCGGAATAGAGCTGATCCGGACGGACGTCATAAACGTCGTTGAGAAGCCTGGACGCCTGCTCGCTGCCGCTCAGGTCTTTATACATTCCGGAGTTTTTGTATTCTCCGCGGAACTTCTCCAGGGCAGAATCGCTCACGGACATGATGAGGTATCCATTCGTGACGTAACTGCGCCCGTTGTCGGTAAAGGACGCGGTGCTTGACGCCTTGTGAAGCAGACGTCCGAACGCAGTTGAAATCTCCGCTGCGGCCGTTTTTCTGCTTCCATTATATTCCTGTTTCGGCGCGGAAGCAACAGGGGAGGGAGCACTTTCAGGAACCGGACGTTCCTCCATCGCGTTCTGCGCGTCGTTCATTCCGGAGACAAAGGCAGCAAAGCGCTGCGCCGTATTGAGGCTTGCCGTTTCCGGCAGCGTGCTTTCGATCTGGGAGCCGGTCATGCGAGAAATCTCGCGCGCATCCGCCTTCTGGCCGAGGTTGTAAAGCCTGGCGAAGTCCCTGAAGGTGTCGGAAAGGTCCCCCTGCGATTCTCCGGCGACGGAGACAAAAGACGACGCGCCCTTTTTCCCGAATGTTCCGGACAGCTCAGAGACGGTCCGGGCGCGTTCCTCCGCCGTCTGCACGGGAACCGACGGCGCGGTCTCTGTCTGCACGGGGACCGGGGACGGCGCTTTTTCCGTCTTTTCGGATTCGTTTGCTTCGACGGCTGCGGTCTGTACGGGAGCGACAGGCGGCACGTCCGTCTCCGGCTCCGGCGTTTTTTCAGCGGCGGCAGCCGCCTGACGGAGCGCGGCATCCTCTTCCGGCGTCATCGGAGCAGAGGGAGATTCCGGAGGGGTCTCCTGACGGACGGTGTCCGGCTCTGAATCTCCCGTTCCGCGACGGCTGCCGTAAAAGCTGCGGCGCATGTCATACTGACGGTTGATGTCGCTCATGATCTCCTCGGAGCCGCCCACATCAGGATGGTTTTCCTTTGCCAGCGTGCGATAGTCTCCGGCCGCGCGCTCCATCATCGATGCGGTGGAGGCGTCCTGCTCCATGCTTTTGGCGAGGATGTCCGCGATGTGGCGCGGGATGCGCACGTTCACGCCGCGCCTGATCTTGTATGACCGCCCGTTGCAGGCGACGAAGATGTCGTCCTTATAAAGGAACCGGGATCGCTCAGCCGCATGTAGAATGTGCGCGGAGCGATGCCGATGCGGACGGCGGCCGATTGCAGGGTGACGTTCCGCACGTCGAGCTGTGCGAGGATCGCGTGCTTAAAGGAGATATTTTTGATTTCACTCGCGGTTCTCACGGATTTTCGCCTCCTTGTCCGTACATAAAAACTGATCGACGAAATACTGCTGACCCTTCCCGGTCACCTTCGGGGTCTTGTTTACGCTGGTGTGGCCGTCCGCGTGGGCGATGACGGTTTCCTTGATCTCAAACAGCCCCAGATCCATCGACCGCTGCGTCGGCATGTTGTAGTCGTTTCCAAGCCTGCGGATCAGATACCCGTTGGAGCGGAGCCAGTCAAACATGCGGTTCTGCCCGATCTCCACGCCGTTCTGCTTGAGCAGCTTCGCCAGCTCTCCGACCAGAATCGAGGTGTGCGAAGCGGCTACCGCGTCCGCGAACAGCACCTTGGGCTTGTCCTGCTCGATGCGGGTGTTGAGACTGCGGATGGTCCGGAGCGTGGCGCGGAACATATCCCGTGTCTGCTCGTCCGCGTAGGGAAGATAAGTGCTGAGAAACGCGCCGTCATCTCCGACATATCCGCCGGTCTTGCGGATGGTGGGAATCACCTCATGCGTGATCCAGCGTTTGAACTGCCGAGCTTCCGGCTTGCGGGAGCCAAGGACGAGAGCGTAAAGGCCGGACTCGGTGACGGCAGTCATTTCCTGTTTCCCGCCAAGGGTGTCGGTTGAAGCGACACCCTTCTCGTCATCGTCCAACCGATACAGCGCGTCCCTGTTGTTGCTGATGTCCAACGCCTTGCACACATCCGCCGCCACAAACCACGGCTCGCCGTCTTTGACAGCCACCCGGATCGTTCCAAACTGAGAATTGCTGAAAAGCTGTAATTCGTTCATGCGTCCTCCTTGTCCGTTCTAACGGACTGACTTTCTGATTAACTGTTGATCCCAAGAGAAGCACGTAGAGAGTAAGGATGAAGTTACAAAGTTGCGCATTACGTACCATCAGAAGCAAAAAAAATAAGCTCGGGGTGTTCGATCTGGAGTGAACGCGAGATGATTTCTGCTTCGCGCAGAGAAAACTGTCCGGTTTTCATTTTTTTGTAAAAGGATGTTTCAGACAAACCGATTTCCCTTGCGACAGACCTCATGGAACGATTTCTCTCTGCAATGATCCCTTTCAGTCGAGATGTATTTACCATTTGATCACCTCCTCACATGTACGTATCACGTAACAAATGTAGCACAGTATTTGGTGCGTGTCAAGCAACAAATTAGGATATTTACAATTTTTGTTGCGAATTGAGAAATTTGTGTTATACTCTAAGCAACAAAGTCGCGTAAGGAGGCACAAGCATGAAAACGGGTGAGATAATCAGAAGACGCAGAAGGGAACTTGATTTAACGCTTGAAGAAATTGCCAAGCGAGTGGGGATCAGCCGGCAAACTATGAGCCGTTATGAGACGGGAGTCATCTCAGTGCCACTTGACCGATTAGTTCTTATAGCTGAAGCATTGCGCGTCTCTCCAGGGGAACTTCTCGAAAGCGGACAGATCAACGATATTGTCATGGACGACACGATCATTGGTGACGATGATGAAGAAATGGTTCGATTCTTTTTGAAAAACCAGAAAAAAGAGCATGACGGCGCAAATCAAAACGAGGAATTCGACAACTTTACGTATGCTATGCACAATGAAAGCAAGGCGCTTGCAGAATCGGATAAGGAAGTGTTACTGTCAATGGCACGGCAGCTCAATGCCGCGCGAAAAGAAAAGGACGGAAGCGCTCATAAAGATGGAGAAAATAACTGAGCTATATCTCGGGTTGCATGACCGAGGCGTGTATATGTTCGATCAGAAAATACCGTTTTCGGATGCGGCTGTCGTCGAGTGCGACGGAGTATACGGTTTGTTTGTAGATTCTTCACAATTTCGATCTACCTCAGAAGAATGTGTCGCGGTGGCGCATGACGCAGGACATATCATGACTGGAACTACACATCGGGTGAACAGCCGGCTGGACTTAATCACTCGGCATGAGAACCGCGCAGACCGATGGGCGATCCAGAAGCTGATCCCGGTCTGTGACTTCGATCAGGCCGTTGGCTCCGGCCTGACGGAGGTATGGCAGCTGGCGGATTTTTTCAACGTCACCGAAGAGTTTATGAGAAAGGCGATCTGTCTCTATCTGTTCGGAAACGTGGATGCGGACGAGTTTTTCCCGGCATAACCAATACCAGAAGGAAGTGATCCCATGCCGACAGCAAGAAAAACGGACACCGGGAAGTGGACGGTCCTGGCGCATGTCGGAAAGAATATCACACCGAGCGGGTATAAGCGCTTCACGCGGGACACAAAGAGAGAGGCAGAGGCGGCCGCGGCGGCGTATACGGAAGAACGCGCGAAACCAGCAGCTCCTTCGGTCACGGTAGGGCAGGCCATCGACAGATATATTGAATCAAAGACCAATGTGCTTTCTCCGTCCACGATCAGGCAGTACAGGGTGCAGCGCTCCGGCGATCTGCAAGAGCTGATGGAAATTCCGGTCGGAGAGCTGACGCAGGAGCAGGTCCAGCGCGCCGTAAACAGCGACAGCGCCGTCAAATCCCCGAAATCGCTCAGAAACGCACACGGACTGCTTTCGGCAGCGCTGCGGGTCGCGCGTCCTGACTTTGCGCTGCATACAACGCTGCCTCAAAAGCGGAAGACGCAGATCGTCATACCAACGAAGGCAGAGGTAGACCGGATGCTCGGCGCGGCGAAACCGGATCACGACCTGTATCTGGCTGTGATGCTCGCATCACACATGGGGCTGCGCAGGTCGGAAATCTGCGCGCTGACGCCGAAGGACATCGAAGGGGATTACCTGAACGTCTGCAAGGCGGTCGTGCTCAACGATAAAAACGCCTGGGTAGGAAAAGGAACAAAATCCTATGCCGGAACCAGAAGGCTCAAAATACCAAAGAGCGTAATGCGCGTGATGAAGCATGAAAAAGGGGAGCGCCTGATCTCAAGCGATCCGAACGAGATCACACAGCGGTTTGAAACGCTGCTTGCGCGAGAGGGAATCGGGAAGTGCCGATTCCATGACCTGCGCCATTATTACGCCTCGGTGCTGCTGTCACTCGGCGTGCCGGACAAATACGCGATGGAGCGTATGGGGCACGAAACAGATCACATGCTGAAAACCGTTTATCAGCATACAATGTCGGAGCAGGAGACGAAAATCGACAGCAAAATCGAGAAATATTTCTAA